TCCCCACTATATCTTGGTAGATTAACCGTAAAATTATAAGGAACACCATTTTGTGTTTTTGTGTATCCTGATGTTGTGTTATTTTCTAATGATGTTGGATTCGTTGTTGCCCACCACGGGTTTGTTGTCTTTGGCACCATATTAAATCCCCAACCTCTTCTTAGTTGATTAAACCAACCAAAGTATCCAACGTTTTGAAATGTTGCAAACACTTGTGTTAAAGGTTTTTTATTGTTATCAACTTGATTTGTAACTTCCAAATCACGAGCCATGGTAATATTATATGTGTTTGAGCTTTGATAATTAACAACCCTTCCAACATTATTTGGTGTTAATGAAGAAAATTGATAAAATGAACCATCACTAAATGGATTCAATTCAAATCCGTTTCTTGTAATGATTGAATCATGTGGAGTACTAATAATCTTATGTAATCTAACATAATATTTTGATTTTGTTTCCCCAGAATTATTAATGTCTATAATTCGTTTAAAGAATCCTTGATTACCACTATTAAATGTTGAACCCGTAAATCCAACATTATATATACTAAAAATGTATACATCAGAACCAAGTGTGTTGTCACCCAAATAAGAAACTTGGAATGTGTTAACACCACTATAATTAAATGACAATTCAACATATTCATTAACAGATAACCCGTGTGGAACAGGGCAAGTGAATTGTATTAATGGTGTTCCATTATTTGAACCTTGGGATATTTTAAATGGTATTCCATCACCTGATACCCATGGTGTTAATGACTGACCATTTGAAAAGTAATATTGCATTGGTACCGTATAGTCATTTTCATATGGATAGGATAAAACAACATTCCAATTATATGTTGATGCACTTTTTGCAACAAAATTTAATTGGGTTGAATTAATATCAGTTCTAATAAATTCAAATTCTTGATATGTTGGTAATCCACTCCATATAGCATTGATTACAGATAACTCGGGATTAATATAATATAAATTATCTCTATATGGTTTGTAATTGCTATAACCTACCAAGTTATTTTCATAGATATATGATAACTTAACTGTTGGTCTAAACAATACAGATTTTTGTCTTTCACCATCAAACAATGTTGCCAAATTAACATTAACAGTTCTATCATAATCAATTACTTGTGATTGTGTTTGATTTAATTCTGTTACAAAAGATAAATCTGCATCGGGTGCCGACTTATACCTTAAATCAGGTTTAACTACTATGTAATTACTTTCGCTCATTCTTCTGATTTAATATATAATTTTGTAAATTTATCCATGGCTGACGAACCTTTCTTTAAACCAAAATAAAAATACCATGGTGCACTTGTTATAGTTTCATTGTTATTACCAAGTGCTGGTGATGGAGAATATTGTCCCGTACCATTTGTTTGGTAAATGTAACCTTTTCTATTTTGAATTTGATTATTTCCTCCTATGAACATTGGATTTAACATTCTATCTAAATTTTGATATTTTTCTTTGTAAGCATTACCTTCTGTATACCAATTGTTTTCCTCGTTACCAAAAATAGACGGTTGACCATCAGTATATGCTGTGTTTGACCATCTATAAAATGGAACTTCTTGTGATTTGGTTCCTAAATAATCGGCAATTAATGTATTTCCAGTAAATGTTCTGTCTATTCTACGTGGTGATATTAAATCCCTTTCTTCAGTATACCCACTATAAAAAATACCAAATACCGAATTTTTTTGATTATCAACAGACACATAAACAACATTGTCAGTTGTTGTTGCAGGGTCATCAAAATAATTATCCGCAGTATATGGTACAATACCATACTGTGAATTAATTTGTAACATCTGAGCATAATCACCATCAACCCTTAATTGGGGTCTACTGAAAAATGCCGAAATTGATGAGTCTCCACCTCCTTTAGTTAATTGTAATAGGTTAGAGTTTGATATTCTTGATATTATAAATAATTGTAATAAATCAGACACATTGTTCCAAGATGTTGCATTGAACCTATCCATTTGATATCCAAAGTAATTTGGACTTTTGTTCACATCTTTACTCCAAATAAATTTTGGACCCAAATCCATAATTGTAGTTGGGTATAATAAGTTTCTATCATTTACTGGTGAATTAAATAGTCCTGATGGTGGGTATTGTCCAATAAAATTTTGACCATCCCATGGGCTTGAACGATAATAAAAATTATTAGATTGTGGTTCGTACACTATTGTATCGGCACAAAAATTATAAAAGGCTCTATTTAAAACAACTGTTCTAACAATTGGCTCATTCTTAGCATTAAATCTAACAGCATTTTGGAATGGGAACGCAAATAATGTTCCATTTATCCAAGAGTTTACAAACGTATGTGAAAAAGTTCCTTGACATACTGCAATCATTAATCTAAGTCTTCCAATCCATTCTATAATTAATGAATAATCATTGTTCCTACCAAAGAGGGTACCAATTGGTTTGTTTACTAATATATAACAACCCTTAGCAACAACTTTATCCCCCTTTTTAGTATTAGTATTACATTCATTGGTTGCGGGTAATGCTGTAAAATTTCTACCGTCACCTTGATAACAAGACAAATCAACCATACCATTACATGTGAATGAATTGGCGATAGCATTAAATGTCGCACCTGTTATTAAATCAGGATTTGCTGTTGGGTCACTAAAATCAAATGATGGTACAACAAGTTGAGTATTAGATGTACCATTATTAGCAACAAAGGTATAAGGTAATGCGTTTGATGCTTGCCAAGCAAAGTAGTTATTGGCACTACCATCAAATATAGTACCAACAGGTAATCTATCTGACCTCATAACCATTTTTTGACTATACACAACCATCTTACCTAATCCGTAATTACCATAAGATGGTGCAAAATATAACCACGGTCTTGTATCATTGTTGTCATTACCGTTATTGTCTTTTTTAATTTTCTTAGCCTTTTCTGCCCATATAAACGAACCACCTTCAATATATTCCCCCTGTATATAACCTTCGGTACTACTTTCTGCAACCAATTGTCCGCTTCCACCATTATATACCATCGCAGTTGTTAATAAACTATCATTATTATCAGGGTTGATTTTATAGTTATCAACTCGGTCAAGGTCTAATGATGAATAATAATTTTGAAGTGTCGTGGTATAAGCACTATATTGAGTACCAGCCGTATATTGGAAAGAGTTAAAATACAAATATCCATTTGAATTGGATTGTAAGTTATTTGTTAATTCATTATTTCTTACTGTCTTTAAACCTTGTTGGACAGGAACGTTCATGTAAAAGTCACCACTAATAACTTTTCTACCATAACTACTATAACCAAAAATTCTTGATAAATCATATTTGATTGATTTACGTCCACTGTGTGGGTCAACACCCCTAACCATAAAGACTAAACTAATTTCACCACCAATCCATTGTCCAATATATGAATCGTAAAAATCATGACCGTCTTTACCATCATTTCTAAAAAGTTCAATTTTTTGGTATAATTGACTTAATAAATTTCCTGGTAAGACCGAACCAGCAGGTGCTGGAACTGAACAAGAATTTATATTATCTATACTGAATTTTTTTGTTGAGCTTAAACTATTTTCACACGCACATATATCTTCGGTCGCACCATAAGTTGTATTTGTGTCTTGGTCCACAACAATACCAATTGTTGCTGTTTGTGAAGTTCCATTGTAATCCGTATAATTAATTGTGATTGGATTTTTAGTTTGATTCGTTACAGTATAATTAAGGTAGTTACAAGTTGTAGTTCCTTTAGCATATGCCGCGTTTTGAGATACAAAATCATTATAAGTAACACCAGTAATAACTTGGAAATATTCAATGTCCGTTGGGAACTTGTAAGATTTAGTTTCATTTGGTACTGTTGGGAAATTGTATGTTACACTACTATTTGATAAATTTGGTGATGTTGGATTGGCAAATGTCATGGTCACACTTTTACCAGCGTTTGTTGTTCCTGTTATCCCTGTTTCAGATGTTGAAGTTGCACCACTTGTATTTGGGTCAGTTGATTTGGTAAACTCTTGGAAAGATAATAGTTGTCCCGAAATAAAAGTATTTTGAACATCTGGGTCAACAAATACCGCCATGATATTATCAAAGTGATTTGTACTTGAATTATACTTTGGTTCTACTTGTACTTTAATTCTGTTTGAACCAGCGTAGGGGTCAGTATCAAAATATTTTGATTTTAGATTATACTTGTTAATAATTTCCCATGGTGGTAATTTATCAATAAAATCAAAATCATTCTTATCATTTTTTCTAATTGGGACTCTAATACTTTCAGAATTAAATCCTTTACCCGCAAAAACTTCTTGGTGTTCTGTTACATTAGATTGATTTGGATTCCAATTGTCATACACAAAAAAATCGGCATTTAATGATAATGAATTTTGTGCCGCGGCTTCTTGAATTGCTGTTAACTCATCATTGTCTTGTGGTACAGGTTCTTGTTTACATTCACAAAACTGACATTCAGGATATGTTAAATTTGGTAATGTGATTTTACTAAATGGATTTGTTAATTCTTTAAAAAGATTTTGAAAATTGTATGGTTTTGGGCAATTTATTTGATTATCAGCACGACTCAGTTTATTAATCGCTTTACAAATAACTGAAACAATTGTCAAAATTGTTCCAAACACAACTTTTAATAATACACTTATAATTGGCCATATTAATGCTAATACATGGACAATAGGTAATAAAATTATAATTGTTAATGAAGCTGTATATAACAAATACGTCACTAAAGTTGGTATTATACTAAAATTTTGTCTTAACCCATCTGTGGCCGGAAATCTATTATTTTCACTTTCACATTCAGTATTGGTAATTTCTTTAATACCAATAAACTTTTTTCTATTAGTACCTTTTTTATATTCATCAATTAATTGTGATACCGTATAGACTTTGTTATATTGAAACTCATAGAATGTATCTTTACAATCAATAGCATCTTGTGCGTTAGTATATCCACTCCAATCTAAACCAAAATAATAAGAACCTATTAACTCTTGATAACCCACATTACTGTCAGGTTTATAAATTGGGTCATTGTATGGGTCAGCGGTACCCCAACCATATTCTTTAATATTTGGTACTAAATAATATGCTCGTCTAACTTCATCTTTTGCAAAGTTGGCTGGCTGTGAATATTTTATTTTAAATCTATATTTTCCTTTGGTTGGTATACCAATTTTTGGGTCAGGGCTTAAAACTTGTTCACCAAATTCATTAGTAGTTACATAATCTAAATTCATTGGAACTTCTAATAACCATGTTCCATCACTATCAATTGTTTTAGCTCCTTGTGGAAATTGGGCCTGTTCTAATATAGGTCTACCTTGAGTATCTTGAAAAATGGTTTGCCTAACACCAATGATTTCTCCAGGTGCGGTTTCTAATGAACAAAGACTTCCTAAATCTTGTGGTGGTTTACAATTCTTTGGTAAAGCATAATCTTTACTATTTGTAATCAAAGAACCCATAAACATGGCTGTTGGAGATATATTAATACCTGATTGACGTAAATCAAAATCAGTTCTTGTTATATCAATTTGACAAATTTCTGGTTGTCCCCAAAATGGTTGTACATTTACACTTTGGTTTAAAGTTACGATTTGTGGTAGTTCAAATAAGTTAGTTGAGCTATTAAAGTTTACACCGTCAAATTGGTCTGCGGTTGCTCTTCCCATTCTAATTAAATCTTGTGGTGATAATGAGAATGGTCCGATGTCAGACAAATCCATATCCATAACAACAGTATATGTTCCGATTGGAACACCCATTATCATATAGTCACCACTACCATTTGATTTAACAGTGAATTTATAATACTTGTCATAAACCTCAATCAACGCTGGGTTTGTTAAAATATCATTTTTACTTGGGAATGTTCCTGTTGGGATATGACCTGTGTGTTGTTGCTCATAAGGTAATAGATTGTATCTATATCCATCAGCATTTACATCATTAAGACTTCGGTAAGGATATAAATCATAAATTATTTCATTATTTAAATCTTCATCTGTTATTGGAATAAAAACAGAAACTCTTACATTTGGAACACCGTATCCACCATTGGCAAGAACACGACCTACAATCACACCATAGTCAGCACACATTCTTGTGTAGACATCTTCACTTCTGACTTTTAAAGAAAGTATCTCTAACTGGTCAAAATCTTGTTCTAATTCTATATTGACTTGTCTATCAACACCAACTTCTGTACGTATTCTATAAGTTTTGGACATTCCTTTTACTTTCTATCATAAATAGTTTATACACTATTTTATAATAGTAGTTAAAGAATGAATAAAATAAATTATCAAGAGAAGTTTGTTGTTTGGTAATTTTTAACTCTTACCGTGATGTCTTTGGTTGGGAAATGGATTTGGTAAATTTGATTTGGTTCTGCAAATATTGTGTTGTCCACTAAAGAAATTTTCTTTGTTGCCGCATCTTCATAAGGCATTGCTGTTTGTGCTGAACTATATTGACCACCGACTTTGTTAAATACTGAAATGTCTGTAACACTTAATACACCATTTTCGGTTTGTAATATTCTATTCAATTCTGATAGTACAATATTTTCACCCAAACCTCTTACAGTAGGACTAAAGAATGTGGTGACTCTATCCACAATGTTTGAAATAACAACTCCTTGGTTTTGTGTTGCATCTAAAACAACTGAAATGTCTAACGCCAAATCAATTACTTCTGCACTTCCAATAACAACATAATCATTAATCATTCTATAATTTGACAAATATTCCGCCAAATTTTTCTTCATAGTTTGTGATACTTCAGATGTTAAATTACCTGTAGCATCATATGATAATACATTAATATTAATTTTATTGTTGTTTTCAGTAATAGATACTTTGGCTGGTGCTCCAAATTGACCCGGCATATTTCTTATAATTGCTTCGTAATCATGTATTGTAACCGCTCTGTTTTGTGCGGCAAAGTTAAACGTTACATAATTTCTAACTTCTTCAGTTGATGGATATCCTGCTCCACCAATCGCGGCCGTTATGTTATTACAAGCTAATGAATTAATTACAGAATTATTTAAAATATCAGAAGGTCCATTAACAAAGAAATCAACAGAACCAATTTGTGTAATAACATTAACACCTAAGTTTGTACCTTGTCCACCACCAATTCTATATTGTATAAACATTGTTGTATTTGCTTGTGGAGCATTACCCAATGACATTGAATTGTTTTGGTACCTTTGAATCTTTAACGGTACATCAAGTGCCGTAAACTCTCTAAGTTGGTCTTCAGCAGTATTTGTTCCTCCACCAAAAGTAAGTTTTATAAAACCTTCAGGTGTGTATTCTGTAATAAATCTATCTTGTGTTTGTATATATCTTCCAACTTTAATTGCTGGGTCATCAGATGGTTTTGTAGGGTCTTCAATAAAAACTCTATCTTCAGCAAGTGCTGATACTTCATACCATCTACCTTGTACACCTAAAAATTCTTGTGCCGTTGGAACGTTAGAATAAGATGTACCATCTCTTTGAATTATTGATGTAACACCCAATACATTTTTTTCAGGTAAGAAAAATTCAAAGAAAGGTCTAACATCATTTGGTGTTATCACTCTTTTGAATACCTTTGTAATACCATTTACAACAGTTTCTCTTTTAGTAATTGTGTAGTTTATTAAGTTGTTGTTGGCGTCAAAATTTGGTATTTTTAATCTATTTGGTATACCATCAGCATTAAATGGTGATGCGAAATTAATATCATATATTGATTCAAATACTTGACCTGAACCTTGAACTTGACTTCCACGTCTTAATGTTCCCAAATATCTTTCATCTTCTTTATCACCAAACGCCGGAACTGTAATTGAAAAATCAACCAAAGCCACAGATGGTCTTTGACCAGGAATTTTTAATCCATATGTTCTTGCAATGTTATAGATTGATGAACGTTGTTGTGCATATTGAAGAACTGTTTCTTGAATACTTCTATCTATATGATAATGTAAATTGTCGGCTACAGCAGCGTTTAAATCTAAGAATACAGAAAAAACTGAAGCATCATTGAAGTTATCAATCAATTCAGGATAATAAGTTTTTGTATAATTAATTAATTCCTGACGAATTGCTTGGAAATCCCTTACGGTATATGATATTCTTCTTTGAGCCATTTATGTTAAATATTCAGTATTATAAAATCTTTTGAGTTAAAAACATCATTAGTTATAGAATAATCAATTCTTACTGTAGCTGTATACTCAGTTACATTTTGATTTGTCATTTGTAGTTGTGGATTAATAACATTTCCTGATGTTGTTACAGTTGCACCAGCGGCTTCACCAGTTGGTGCCGATATATTAATATTTGTTAATTGTAATTGTGGCATAAATTTCTCAACAGAATCTCGTATTTCAGATTGAATGTTTTGAAACGTTGGTCCATCCAAAGGTTCAAAAATATATTCTAACAATCTTGTACCAAAATCTGGTAAAAAATATCTTGTACCTTTTCTTGTTAATAACAAGTGAATCAAATTACTTCTAATTTCTTCTGCAGGGTAATCTGAAAGGTCCAAATACTTACCATTATATGATTCTACGAAAGGAAAAGTTAATCCATATGTTTTACCATCAGCCATTATCTATAAATATAGTTGTATTTACTTTTTTGTGAGTAGGAAAAAAAGGGCAGTTACGGCATTGGTTGCCACAACAGGACCCTCGTTTTAAATGAAATTCTTTTGTAAACACATATTTTCCATCTTCAATATAAAAATCAAGATTCGTACTTGGTGTTAAGTCCCCACTTAAAATTATTAAGTTCTTCTGTTGTAAATTCTTTGTACTCATTTTTTTCCGTAACTTTATTACATAAATAAATAAACATATCTTCAGGAAATGAGTTTTTCATAACATTAATGTGTTTATGAACCCACTGAACATTTCCAATAACATACCCCAAATTACTATCAATTCTATCTAACGATGCAGAATACGTTCTATCTCTCCAAGATTTTGGTAAAAAAATATCAACATTTGATAATTTACATTTACCGTTTTGATTGATGAATAATTCGTTCACATACTCTTTAGTAATATTAATTTTCAAATTACTTCTTTTAATTCGTCTTTTAACACTACTTTTAATTATTTTATACCACATATCACTAGAAACACCATCAACCCTATTATTACATTTACAAGATATGATTTTATTTTGTCTTAAATGTGTACCAAAAACTTCACAAATGTTACCACAATCACACTGACATAGATACCTAATATGTCCGTTTTTATTTTTACCTAATTCTTCATTAACAATAAGTTTACCAAATCTTTTACCAATCATTTCAATTTTTTTCATATTTCACAATTAAACATACAAGGATAAATATTATGTGAAATAAAAAAAGGATGAATTTCTCCACCCTTTTTTAAATATTTTTATATTTTATCTATTATTTAATCTCACAACCTAACGCTCCACAAGCAATCTCACCACTCAAATCTGTGTTGTCTTGTAATTCAACAACTTTTGATAAGTCAATTGTGTGAAGTTTAGAAAATAATCTTTCATATTCTTCTTTTGTACAATCAGTGAAAGGTGCTTGGATATAACTGCCCCCATCATGAGGTAAAACTGACAAACCATTGTAGAAGTCACGGTTTTCCCACATCCACTCACCAGCCAATTCCCAATCTTCAGGTTTCAAACTAATTGTTGCTGATACGTTGTGTGTGTTTGAACCACTTCTGTGACCAGGTCTTACCCATTCTTGTGTGATTTTTTTAACACGGTCCAACAATTGGAATGGAGATTCTGTTCTCAAAATTGCTCCTTCAGGAGATTTTTGTGGAACTGAAATAACCGCTGTGTCGTGTGGACGGAAGAATTCATCTTCAACCAACTCAGGGTGAAACATAGCCAAGTATTGGTAAATTGCTTCGTTCTTACCTACACGGATTCTACGGATGTAGTAATCGTTGTGCCATGCGTGGATACCTGAAGATGTTCCCAATGTCAAAGATGTTGTCCCTGCAGGTTTTACAGTAGTTGTACGAGCCGACTTGTTAACACCAATCAACTCAGCAACTCTTGCATTTTCTTCTTTTACAAGTTTAGCCGCTTCTTTCATGTTATAACCCAATACAACACCTGAACCGATACCTGTCATGGATACACCAATCAACGCATCTTTTTCAGTTGTACGTTTCCATACGTCTCTCAAGTAATGGAAATCAGTATAACCTGCTTGAAGTGTTCCAATGAATGTCGCCGCTTTAACACGGTTATTCAAATCTTCTTGTGATTCAATGTCAGAAACATTTACCTCACATAAATTACAGAATTGGTTTGGTCTCAATGCTATCTCACAACATGGATTAGTACCCCAATCTTTATCATTGGTGAAATAAATTCCAGGTTCACCTGCTCCTGATGCTTCAACCCTTTTCCACAAGTCCATGAAGAAATCTTTTGTAATCTTATATCTAACCAAAGCCGCTGAATTGTTAGCTCTACCTCTTTGTGGATTTTTTTCCCACCAAGAACCTGACTTACAAGCAATCATCTCGTTGTCATCAGCACTGAATAAAGAAATCAAAGCCGCCCTACGAATACCACCAGCAAGAACTGCGTCTGCAATGTGACATATCATATCGTGAACCTCAATTGATGATAATTTTTGACCATCTTCTTTCGCGTCCAACATACCTTTTAATTTGTGAATACAATCTTTCAAAGGTTGAGGACCCGGTGCCTTACCACCTGATGTTACAAGTTGTGCTCCTTTTGGTCTAATATCTGAAAAATCAAACTCAGGTGTAGACAAATGTTCACCAAAATATGATTTCATTAATACCTTAATCGCGTCAGCCCATCCTTCAATAGAATCACCAACCAAGAACCTTCTTGTTCTATTTGGGTTAGGTTTTCTAATTTCAGATAATTTTTCTACGTGATGTTTTTGAACTGAGTATCCTACTCCAGTTCCACCCAACAATAAGAACATTGTTTCTGAAAATGCGTCCAAGTGGTCAATAGGAAGATAAGCGCAATTGTAGATTCTGTTTGGAGAAATCTCAATTGGTTTACCACCAAATTGCATTGACCTCATTGAAGGTAATACTTTTTTATTATACACATATTGATACACGTCCACAATCTGACTTGCGATGTGGGGGTATTTCTTAATGTGCATATTCATGTTTCTTGTTACAAGCTCTTCCCAAGTTTCTCTTCTTTCCAACTCAGGAATAAATTTTGAATACTTCATGTGAACCGTTAGGTCCGACAATATTTTTTGTGATGCGTCCATTTTATTTAAAATACTATTTTTTTTTATTAATTAAAGTTATTTGGTTGTTGTACTCGCTCTTTTCTTTTTTCCATAAGTTCTTTGATTCTATCTCTGTTCTTTTCTTCTTTCTTTTCTTCAAATCCTAAGAAGGTAACAGAACTTTCAGTATCAATTTCCAACAATTCGTTGTTGAACTTACAGTTTTCAAAGATAACCCCATCTTTACCCACACGAGACTTGGTAATTGCGATGGTTGCCAAATTCATTTCTTTTTGTTGTAAAGTTTTTGCCACGGAAATGATAACGTGTCCAACTTGTGCTTTTTTAATAGAACCACCCATTTGGTCGGTGGTAACAACCTCAGAAGATATAGAGCTTCTGTTACCCTGTGTTGCGGTCCATCCTACTACGTTAAGTTCATGACACATAGATTCGTAACCTCTCATAACGGAACCCTCACTTTTCCATTCGTCTCCCATATTTTTGTCAGGTACAATACAATCAATATAATCTAAAACAATCATATCAATCTTATGTCCATCAGCAACCATCTTTCTAATCATGTTCTTGATTTGAGTCATTGTAAATTGGTCTGAAGGTAGTTTTTTCAAGAACAATTTGTTGGTCATTTCTTCTTTGACCTGACGTGCTTTTTCAAGAACTTCTTCACGGTGTAATGGTAGGTCATCAGGTGGTATACCTGTCCACATTGTGAAGTGTTTACGTTGGATTACTTTTGGATTGTCCTCAAAGAATAACTGAAGTACATTGTAACCATTATTAAACGCTGAGTTAGCAATTTTTGTA